GATAATCTTTTAACATGAACTATACAGAAACACTTAGCAACCACATCCGCAAGGTTAGCGGATTCAGACAGCATCAGGACTATGTCGGCATGTCCGGCATAGCAGACTGCTCACGTCTGCAGTATGACAAATATTTCAACGGCCTGCAGCCTACTGATGCAGATCATAACAACTGTCTCCGTGGAGGGGTCATAGAAGAAGCGGCTCGACAGCTACTACTTGATACCGGTATTATGAAGCCGCAGAGCCAACTAGAGTTGACTGTGCTCCATAATGACATAAAATTCCAAGGGCATCTCGACGGAGTATCAGTCGATGGTGACTTCATGGAAATCAAATCTCTGCGCAAAGACAAATTTGAGAAGATACGTACAGAGCAGAGACTGAGCTTTCGAATGAACAGCCAGGCTCAGACCTATATGTTCAATGATCCCGCTAATCAGGTAAGAGCTACACTCTTCTTCTTTATCTGTCCGGAAACATTTGAATGGTTCTTTATGAAAGTAGCATACAACAGACCATTCGCATTGAAGCTTCAGACCAAAGCGCTCATGCTGCTCAATGCCATCCACTTCGAAGAGCGTCCGAACTGTGACTGTAATCGCAATTGCCAATAAACCAAAATCAACCATACCATGGAAAAACCAAACGAAGAAATACCAACAGGAGCAGCAACACGACTAGAGATAGAGGCCTGTAGGATCAAAATTGCACGTGCTCTAAACCTTTCATCCAATTATGTCACAGTAAAAACAGCTGAAGTATATCTGACAAAGCAGAGAGCCAAAAAGCCATTCCCGCCTGACGTAGACAGCCACTACAGAGCCGACAGATTGGATAACGTCCATGATGATGACATATGAGATTCCTCGGCAGATATACCATAGAGGATCTGATATGGAAACATCACAACATTGAGCAGGAGTTGAAATACTTCAATGCCAACAAAGATCAGATCGTCATCGAAAACATAGAGCGCCTTGAGAAACAACGCGATGAACTCTGGTCAGAGCTGGACCTGAGAATGGATCAGATACCACAAGCCACACTGATAGAAGCCCTCGATGGTTCTATCTCACTCAAAATTCTTTAGTCAACAATTTCAATAACCATAAATACCCAGTAATGTCAAAACAAAATCAATTTCCTATCACGATGGTGAAGCTGAAGGACATCATCCATAGCCACACCAACCCATCCGACAGAGATGTCGTAGATGATCTCGCCGCCAGTATCAAAACACATGGTCTGCTGAATCCCATCACCGTCCGGCCATCTGCCACTCAAAAAGGCAAGAATGAGATCGTAGCCGGAGAGCGTCGTTTCCGCGCCTATGAGGTCAACAAAGAAACTGAGATACCGGCATTCGTTCGTGAGCTGACAGATGATGAGGCGCTCACACTCCAGACCATCGAGAACCTCCAGCGCGAAGACATCTCGCCCATAGATGAGGCTATACAGTTTGCCATGCTGCTCAAGAAGCAGAAACTGGATTGGCTCTGCTCTACTATATCCAAGCCAATCAAATATGTGCAGGATCGCCTCAAGCTGAATGACCTGACAGCAGAGGGAACCGACTATGTACGCAAGGGAATAATTCCGCTCGGCCATGCTATCATGATCAGTAAGCTGACGGTACCTGACCAGATCAGGTGTATAAATTATTGTATCAGCATCTATGGCAGCGAAGAGCAGACCGGAGTCACAAGGTCAGATCTGCGCGACTATATTGAAAAGGAGCTGACACTGGATATGGATAGAGCACCGTTCGATCTGGCTGATGCTACACTTAGCACAACAAACGGACCATGCAGTACATGTCCGATGCGTACGATCAATGCGAAGTTGCTCTTCTCAGATATGATAGATGATGATCGCTGTACTAGTCGTCAATGCTATGATTCTAAACTAACAACCTACCTCGACCGAGCAAAGCAGAAGACCAAAGAAGAATATGGCAAAGTAGCAGTAGGTACTGCAGGGTGGAATAACAATGAGGTGAAAGTGGGAGGTAAGTCACTTAAATACTCAGAGACACCGATCAAAGGGTCAACCCCTGTTGTACTGACCAAAGCCGATACCATTACGAAACAAGGTCAAATTGGCAAAGTCGTCCACGTAGTGATCCCGCCAAAGGTCGAAAAGAAAGCAGTGGAGAAGCCAAAGCAAGAAGATTGGGAAACTAAGCAGAGACGAGTATATATGGAAGTTACATTTCCCAATATCATAAAAGCGGCAGATATCTATAATAATGAAAAGCTAGATCTGGCAGTACTCATTCGCTCAATGATCGAGGAGCAGTTTGACAATATGGCATATAATGTTGCGGCGCCGCTTATTCAACTTATCTCAGGTATGGCAACTGATCCGGAGAAAAGCTACTGCCAAGACTTTAACACTGAACTGCTGAAGACATGGTCTATCAATGACATGCTTCCGCTCCTAATGCTGTGTGACGCCATCGAAGAGAATGGACAGACTAATTGGGATGATGTTGAAAAGGCCATCGCTCCGCAACTCGCAGCACCCAAGAAAGCAGCATCTAAATCACCCGCTAAAAAGAAGTAACAATGGAAGTACTAGAAATAATGCAGGTGCTGAACGATGCGAAGAAGAATCCTCGATACAAATACAAAGGCCAGGAAGAGATAAAATTCTTAGTCACTGGCTACACTTTTGAAAAGAAGAATCTGACCATCATCACCACCGTTGACCGCCATGTGATACCAACTGCCAATTTTGCGGCATTTACCAAAGACTGGCTCAAAGCTCCGAAGGGAACAGAGAAAGGACCGGCACCGACCACCGCTCACAATAAAACTACCGGTGAGAAAGTTGACACACCAAAACTGGAAGCAGTCAAAGATACCACGCTATCCGGTCAGGCTGCCAAATACATACACATCACATCTCCCGTCAAGGTCTATGTGACCAATGACTACAAGATGTTTCGCAAGACGCTCGGCAATCGTATGCTCAACACAAGCAAGATATCAAAGATTGTGCACGACATCAAAAACGGGCTAAATCGTCTCAGCGACTATCCGATAGTAGTAGATCCTGATACAATGGAAGTGAAAGATGGCCAGCATCGTCTCGATGCTGCCATGCAGACCAAACAATCGGTCTACTATATTTTTGCTAAGCCTATCAAACTGCATGAGATAGCCAGAGTGAACAGCAATACCGAGCGATGGAAAGCGACTGACTTTATTAACTGCTATATCAATCAGGGTAGCGAACACTACAAGCGCCTGAAGGAATTTCAGGACAAATATCATTTTCCTTTATCCCTTACACTTACTATTCTGACAGGCAACAGTGCGAATGGGGGCTTTTCACCGGCCATCAAAGATGCTTTCGAACGCGGCAACTTCACAACCAATGATACTTATTTGAGCAAAGCCAGAGAACTGGCAGCGCAGGTTGAGCAGTTCAAAACGTTCGAAGGATATAAATCCAAATACTTCATTCAGGCCATCGAGATACTGATGCTGAAAAAGCTCTGCGACTTTTCACGCCTGCTTGCTAAATACAATTCCAATCCCGATCGACTGAAAGTCAGCTCCAGCAAGAAGGAGTTCCTCAACACACTGGAGCTGATCTACAATCTGGGCAATCAAAACCGAGTAATAATCTGCTAAATCCATAAGAGTATGCCATTTAATAAAGATGCCTTTCTCAGATATTTGGCAATCGATGCGAAGCTTCGACTGCCGGGTTACCCAACACTCATTGATCTCAAAAACTTTGTAGAAGAGAAACTGGGTCATGAAGTGTCCCTGCGCACTATTCAACTTGACATACAGGAGATGCGATATAATCAGGGGCTTGGTTTTGAAGCACCGATAGTTGCAGTGAAAGGTATTCCAGCCTATCAAGGTCAATCATCCGGCAGACTGCAAAGCGTAAGAAGTGTAGTGCGCAATAACATTGCGCAGCCAACCAAACAGAACTCCAACCAAACCTATTACAAGTATCAGGATGAGGAATATACTCTGTGCAGGAAACTGATTCATATTTCTGAGACATTTTTTAAACCCGTAGCAGCCTAATGACCCGTAAAATAAATCAAGATCTCTCCGCTACGGAGTTCGGCAAGCTGCCCCCTCAGTCGAGAGAGTTAGAGGAAGCGGTGCTCGGTGCCACTATGATGGAAGAAATGGCAATCCATCACATCATCGGCTTTCTGAAGCCCGAAGACTTCTACGTAGAAGCGCACAGGATGATCTTCGCGGCCATCACGGCGCTTTATGCAGCACAGGCACCTATCGATATGCTGACGGTCAGAGAGCAGCTTATGAAGGATGGCACACTGGAGCAGGTCGGCGGCGCATACTATGTAGCGCAGCTGAGCAATAAGATCGGCACTGCCGGCAATATAGAATACCATGCCAGGATCATACTGCAGAAATCGATGGCAAGGCGAGTGATCACTACCGGTACCGAATATACCCGACTAGCCTATGAGCAGAGTACCGATGTGATAGAGATGATCGAAGACTTTCAGCGTGCTGCGATGGACATCACGCCATCGGGTGGCAGAGAGGCGCAGCGCATAGGTACCATCATGGTACCCGAGCTGCACCAGATAGCCACCGCACCCAAGATCGAGATCATCGGCCTGCCGACTCCATTTACAGAGATGAATGAGACATTGCTCGGATGGGAACCCGGTATGCTCTACATATTGGCAGCCCGCCCCGGTATGGGCAAAACGGCATGGATGCTCAAAGCCGCTGAGAAGGTGGCACTGCTGCAGAAGCCCATCGCTATCTTCTCTATGGAGATGCCATCTATACAGCTGATCCAGCGCCTTATATCTATGAGCAGTGGTGTACCGCACGAGAAGATCCGCAAGCGCGACCTGAGTAACGTAGAGCGCCTCAAGATAGCGACAGCCACCGCAGAGCTGCGCGATAGTCGCATCTATATCGACGACACACCGGCACTCACCATTTTTGAAATGATGAGCAAGCTGCGCAAAATGAAACAGCGCTTCGGTATCGAGATGGTCATCATAGACTATCTGCAGCTCATGAAGGGAGGATCTGAGCTGAAGAGCAATGCCAATCGTGAGCAGGAGATCAGCGCGATAAGCGGTGCGCTGAAAGCATGTGCCAAAGAACTCAGCCTACCGGTCATAGCACTGGCACAGCTAAACCGTGATCTGGAGAAACGCCCGAACAAACGCCCGGTGCTATCAGATCTGCGCGACGGCGGCTCTATAGAGCAGGACGCAGATGCAGTGATCTTCCTGTACCGTCCCGAATACTACGAGCTGACAGTGAATGCCCAAGGACAAAGCACAAAAGGCCTATGCGAGAACATCATAGCCAAGAACCGCCACGGCAAGATAAAGACGATCAACAGCCTCTTCAAAGAGCAGACAATGGATTTTTCAGACTGGATATAATTAACCAAAACCCAATATACCATGAGCGACGATGACGACGACTTTATCTCAGATCTGATCGGAGACCTAGTAGACACCTTTTTACAGATCTTACCATCATCACCAATCTTTGTCAGACTATTCTTTCTTGTAGTCACCTTTTTCTTCATCTTTTTATTCTTCCATTATTATTCAACGTTATAAAACCCAATAACCAATGCAACCCAAAATCACAATCATAGTTGGACCGCCCGGATCGGGGAAAAGCCAAAAGCTTGATCAAATACTGAACGAGTATAATCCTGATGAAGCGACGATATTGAAGTTCGGAAACTCGCTGGAGGATCTGAACCCACGCACCAAGCTCATCGTACTGGATGAAGTACCGAATGATGCAGAACTAATGGACTTTATTCTTAAAATCAAGGTTCCATACCGTTATGTTTTTATATCCAACGCCATACCATATGACAGAGCATTATCTATCTGCATCTGGGCACATATAAACTACGACATCGATGGGAAGGTCATCCAGACAGGCAAAGCGACTTTAGAAATTATTCGATAATCAAAATAACATCATGAAAATTACAATATCAGTTGACGAAGACGGATCAGAAGAAGTCAAGTTGCACAGTGAAATGGATGTGAATTCAAGCATCAATTCAGTACTTGTCACCTTGGACAAATTTACGGATAGACTAGCTGATAAGCTTTCTAAAGCCGCAATTGACAAAGGTGCTACAGTAGACAACCATAAGGAGATAGTTCTTCAGATCAAGTTCTCAGATATCGATTCACTTTAATAAAATAGTTAACCCATAACATCAAACACCATCATGAACAAAAAAGCAATCATAGAGATCATAGACAATGGACAGGTACTCCATGCTAATCACAAAAAGATGTACCATGAAGAGACCAGCGGTACTGCACTCAAGATCGGTCAGATCTGCGCTGACGCAATAGCTGAACATTTGGGCGATGAATGTACAGCCGGACAGAAGTATCAGATACTGATCACCATGGTAAAGCTGGCAGCTAAAGAGCCGAAGATCATTATCCCACCATACGGCAAGAAGTCAAGCGGGAAGTAACCCGCACACCACACCCGGAGCGATTTTAATTTTTGACCCCCTTATTAGTGCTGACGATGGATTCAATTGACGATATACTTAAAGACATACAACCGGATGATGGTGGTCAGTCCTACATGCAGCAGGTCGATACACTGCTGGAGGAAGCCGGAGAGGATAAGAACAAAAAGCAGGCTGCCCTGCTGAAGGTGACGTATTGGCTAAATGCAGATAAGAACCCATACTCGCAGCAGGACAATATCAAATCTGTAGCCAAGAAATTCGGCTACAGCGAAAGCACCATCAAGAAGGCGCTGAAGGAACTGCGTGAGAGCATTATCCTATCCGGTGATGATGAGGCACCACTACCGGCATGGGTAGACAAAGACAAGTTCTACGCTCAGGGATGGGTGCAGCTCTTTGAAGAGCAGCCGGGCGGATTCAAGGTCGGCATATATTTCAAAGTCAACAATGAGACCCGCCCCAAGCGAGTCACGAACTACTGCATAGTACCTATAGCGCATATACATGGCAATGACAGCCGCAGGCTCGTGGAGATCACTCACGTGTACAAAAAGTCAGTGGTCGAGCTGAGCGACAATGCAATGGTCAATGAAGCGGCTTTCAGCAAAGAGATCATTTCGCGCGGGCCCTTTCGCAAGGAACCCGGATTCACCGCCTACCACTACAGCTCTATCATCAGCGCCGTGATCGATGATGCCAAAGAGGTGCAGGAGCTGACCACGCTCGGCTGGAATCCGAACGGATTTTTCAGCTTCTCCAACCTGATCGGGATGCCGGGTACCGACCCGACAGATCCCGATGGAACGCACCGCCTGATCGGCTATAATAGCTACGGACTGGCAGAAGCAGGTTCACACACCTACTACAGCCCCTCAGTCTCCAGCGCCAACAGCGTAGGGATAGGCGATGAGAACATGTATGAGAATGACCTGTACCTGAAGTTCGTGAAAGCTCCCATCACCTTTGGCGAGTGGGCCATCCTCTTCACAGAGGTATATGGCGAACGCGGCCGACTCGGTATGGCATTTCTTTTCATCACCCTGTTCAAAGACATAGTGGTCACGGTCACGAAGTGTCCTCACCTCTATTGCTACGGACCCAAAGACAGTGGTAAGTCTGCCATGTGCGAGTCTATCATGCGTTTTGTATTCAGCGGCAAGGATAGCAGTGGCCAGCCCATACAGGGCTACAACGTGAGCCGCGGCATGGGTACGCCGTTTTCCTTTCACAATGGCAATGAGCGATTCAGAAACACGCCCAGAATACTCAATGAGTTTGATATCAATAACAGTGAGGACTATGTGCGCGGAGCTATCAAAGCAGCCTATGACGGTGAGGCTCGTCAGGTCGGTGATGGCAACAGCTACAAGAAAAAGAAAACCCGATCGCAAAAAGTACTCTGTACCCTGATGGTGATAGGTCAGTATCTCGACACGTCAGATGACGGCTCGATCCCTTCGCGGAGTATCATACCGGCAGCCTTCTCACTCCAGGAGAATAAAGCACGTACCAAGCGGGCGGAGTCCCTTTTCTTTAAACTGCGCGACTATGAGCAGGAGGGACTGTCATCGCTTGTGCTCGACATGCTCGTGCACCGCGATCATGTGGCCAAGAATCTCAAGCGCGTATTCGCGGAGGTGAAGGAACAGATGGCAATGGATCTGCTGGAGAAAAAGCGGGTGGTGGTAGAGCAGCGTATCAGCAATAACTATAGCCTCTGTCTGGCCATGATACGCCTGATGGGAGAGAAGGTCAACATACCGTTTTCGTATGATGAGTTCTACCACCAGGTGCAGGAGACCATAGTGAAGCAGAATAGCCTCATCAAGGATAGCAGCATACTCACCATCTTCTGGAAGATATGTGAGATCCTGTTTGCCGAAGGCGAGATACATGACCGCAAGGAGTTTAAGATCACCACTACCGACAAGGTATCGGTCAAGGTAGACGGACAGGTCAAGGAGATGAAGCTGGACAGGACCATGCAGGTACTCTTCATCCGCTTCGACTGGATACACGTCAAGTTTGCCAAGATGTACTATGACAAGTACAAGAAGCCGGCACCGAACGAACCGACCATGATCGCCTATCTGAAAGAGCAGTCATACTTCGTAGGGCTTTGTCCGGGTACCCACTTTGCAGATACCAAGACCAGCGCCTATATGCTGAACTATGAGAAGATAGGCGTGAATCTGGAAAAGGAATTTGACAACGAAGAAGCAGTGGACAAAGCACAGGCAAAGAAGCAGGAGATAGACCAGCGCAATGAAGTAGTAGATCCGAATGAGCAGCTGCGACTTGACAAGGAATTTGATGAATTCAATAACAGTACAAAGTAATGACTGCTTTTCAAATTACAATATTACAAGCATGGGCACATGGTTTATCGGCAAAGGAGATAGCATATATCTTACATGTATCAATCAATACAGTTGAAGATAGAACTAAGAGATTAAAAAAAGAGTTGGGTGCAAAAAGTATATCTCATGCCGTGGCTATTGGTATGCGCACAAAAATCATTGACTGATGCTAACAAATGACAAAAACGTAGTGGATGATCTGAAGCATGAATACCGGTATCTGGTAGTACAGCTATTCGCCATGATGGAAGAGCGCGACAGCCTGATGGCGAAGCGTACCTCTATCGTCAGGATCAGCGGGCAGATTCGCGACATCAGCAGCAGGATGCAGCATATAGATGAAAAGCTATTTATGATGCTTTGTCTGCCTACCGAGTTTGAGCCACGCCCGATGATCAGAACCACTCAGAAAGGAAAGCAGATATGGTATGATCCATTTAAAGTGATAATACCGGATTGGTACAAAGAGTTCTTCGAACCCGAAAAAACAAAAAACACAAGCCGTCCAGAGAAAACGTAAAAATCAGTCCCCATTAGTCAACTTTTTAAAAATCAATAATTTAAGTAGGGGACTATACGGGGACTAATGGGGACTAAAGTTGACTGATGGGGACTGCGGGGACTCGTTTTTCATGTCAGAGGGTCGAAAAAGGATTTTTTTTGTTAAAACAATTAATATAAAATGGGAAGAGAAAAACTAGAGCGATACAAGGAAGGTGATTCAGTAAGTGCTGTAAAAGGGAGAGAGTTAATCCTTGGAGTTATATCAGAGGTATTACCAGAGTTGGAATATGAGATTAAAATAAAAGATGGCAGTCTCAGAACAGTCGATCATGCACACATTATTGAGGTTCTCAGGTCCGAGTGTCGAAAAAGGATTTTTTTTGTTAAAACAATTTTTTAATGGATAATTTACAATTCTCAAATATCGCACGCTATAAAAATGGCAAGCAAGAGTTTCTTCGAGTAACATCTGGTCGCCATAATTTTGAATGGTGCAAGGATATCTCTGGAGCAAGTAAGTTTTTCGGCGATTCCCTTAATCAATATCTAGAGTTGGCATTAAAAAATAGCCCTAATTATATAATTCAATCTCTTCGGATCAAAGCATAAAGGGCATGAAAAAGCCCCCTGTAGACAACCTAATTTCCTTAATCAATGATTAAAATATTAGCTACAGAGGGCTCTTTTGCTTTCGAATTACCTAGCAACTATTCCTAGCCATGAATGCAGCCGGTCTCGATACATACGGAGAATGATACAACGGCTGTGCAGACGCTGTATATCCATATCTTACCTCCGGCAAGACAATGATCTCCGCATGCAGTGCATCGCAGCTGATCAGCTGGAAGTGGTACACTGCCGTGGGTGTAAGAGATGGACTGCTCTTGGTTTTCGATTCCTGTACTTTCTCCGGTCCTTTCGGAGAAGCATTAACGGAAACGCTTGTCAGCATTGCTATCGCAATGACAAACAAGAATTTGGTGTTTTTAAAAGGAGGCCTCATATATCTGTTTTTCCCCTTGCGGGATGAATAAATATGGCTACTAATATAATGTTTTGGTGGTAAAATATTCCAATAGAAAATTTTACTACTTTTGGGAAGTGCTTACAGCAACGATCTATACCAAACCCTACATCGCTCACTGGCTCCAGCTGCAGTATGGCAGCCCGGTAGAATTGCCACGCGGAAGCAACTTTCGAAATATCTTTCTCGCCTGCCTCAGTAAGGATCTTTTCCCACACCAAAATAAGCTAAGCCGATACCTAGCTCGTGTCGAGGTCAAAGTCAATAAAGACATCGTGAGTCAGCATGGTCATACTATAGCTGTCAGCCATCAGGTTCACTTCACTCGCATACTCACTGAATACATGGACCACCAGCTGTACATATTCATCACTGCACAGATAGATCAGCACGCTACGATAGATGAGGCTATAGCTACATTTCAGCAGCATATGAATTATTCAGAAGAGATTTTCGCGCTCGATACTATTCGTCAGCGGTACTTTCGGTACAAAAGAAATCTCAAAAATATTTTCCGTTCATCTGTCACTAATATACCGGCTAAATGATACCATCCATTATCACAGCTTTGCAAAATCTACAGGCACCGGCTATACCCGGCATATGCAAGCTCTATGCCATTGCAAAAGATGAAGTAGCTGCAATGCCAGATACGTTGCTATTGCTTCAATCTATTGATATCAATGCCGCTACTATCAAGCTGTCTGATATCGTGCCCATCTCAGGCGGTTCTCTCAATGCTATCAGCAATGATAACCATGCAGGCACAGAAATACTGGAAGATCAGAAAGCAACAGCTAACGGTTCCTTCTTCACTTATGAGATCTCATTTCAATTGCCAAATGATAATGAAGCACTGCGCGGTCAGATACTTAGAGCATTTGACAATCGTGAATGGATAGTAGTAGCCAAACAATCGAACGGCAGCTGGAGAGTATTCGGCAATCTGAACCGCGGTTGTGATTTTAAAAGCATACTGACCAGTGGCTCACAGATTCGGGGCACATCGGGCAATAAGTGCGGGTTCTATTGGGAGACCAATGAACGTGCGCTATACATGGCTGAGCCGACAATAGAAATATTGACCGTGACCAATATCGTGACTGGCATTGGTATATACGGTGTCAGCTACAGCGGATCCAACTTCACAGGTACTCTGACAGTACTGGTGCAGATCTATCTCCGAAACGAATGGGTCACGATAGATACACCCAGCATTGCACCCGGCATAGCATATACATCGAGTGTCAGTAGTGACCTGCCTGCGGGTACATATTACGCTCGTATTCTATCCTCATCAGGTATCAGCTCCAACGTCTTCACACATGTGGTAGTGTAGCAGAGACTGTCACTGAATACATAAAGAGGTCTAGCCACTTTTGCCATAGGATGAAACTAATGGCAATTCTACTTTCACTTTTTCAGGGTATATGGGCGATAGATGCAGACGCAGTCGAAGCGTATCGTCCATTGATAAATGCCATCATCAAAAACCCTCACGAGGACTTTTCGCATTTGATGCCTAAAGCCCGTGTATTCGACTATACAGCCATCAGCGCTGCTGCCGAAACTCCAATAGCCTCTCCAATGACCTGGAACGGCGGACTAGCTGCCGCAAAGAAAGGAAGCATAGCCGTATTGCCTATCGCTGGTCCCATCATGAAGAATGATTTCTGCGGATCTGCCGGAACTGCTACTATGTGCAACTGGCTCAGTCAGGTCGAGAAAAACCCAAACATCATCGGCTCGATCCTTTTTACAGATTCTCCTGGTGGAAATGTAGATGGTCCGCCTGTATTGGCTGACCATATCAATACATGCTCTAAGCCTGTACTGGCTTATGTAGATGGCATGTGTGCCAGTGCTGCATACTGGATATGCAGTGCCGCTGATCACATCATGGCAGCTCATCCTATCAATACTATCGGTTCTATCGGCGTGATGCGCACGATGAAAGACTATCGCGCACATGATGAGAAAAAGGGAGTCAAAACCCAAATGATCTATGCCAGCACCAGTCCTGACAAAAATAAGGACTATCACGATGCAATGGATGGTAATACCGCAATGGTACAGAAACGCCTGGATGAGATGCACGCACTTTTCAAAGCAGCTGTATCAAAAAATAGATGGAACGCAGGTCTCGACAAAAGCACACTGACCGGACATACCTATCTGGCAAACGAAGCAAAGGATAAAGGTCTGATCGACTCTATCGGGTCGATGTCAGCAGCATTCAATAAAGTCACTCAATTATCAAAATCGTAATATGAAAAAAATCATGACATGGGTCGCCATCGCAGCCCTTCTCGGAGTTGATGGATTTATGCAGGATCAGAGCGACAGCTCGGTCTCACTGCTCGGTGAGCATATGGATAAAATCAATACCAAGATGGCAGGTGACGCCGCTACTATAGCGGCTCACAAAGATCAGTCTGATGCTATTGCTACGCTCACATCTCGTGCAGAGACAGCCGAAGCGGCACTGGTCGAAGCAGGTCGTCAGCACGATCTGACCAAAGCTTCACTTGCTACAGCTACAGCAGACCTCGCTACACGCACACAGGAGCTGACAGCTGCTAATGCAAAACTCGCTCAGAGACCACCAGCGGGTGCTATTGTTCCTCCGACTGGAGGTGCGCAGAAAGACTCTGCAAATGATATGGCATTTCAAAAAGAACTCTACGCACGCCTGAATGAGTTCGGAACACCGCCCCCACCAGCAAAGAAAGCCTGATTTAACCACTGATTTTTAAAAAACCACTATAGCCAATGGCACTTACAATTTCAAATACCGATGTAGTCTCCCAGTTCGGAGCCTACTATATCAACGAAGGTCAGAACATTGATAATCTGAAAGGTCAGCTATTCGCTACAGCGGATACTGAATCTCTGTTCCCTCTGAGAGTGACTGACGAGACCATTTTTAGAAATGTGTCTACCGAGCAGTCATCTGTATTGCAGCCATTCCAGTCGGGATGGACACCGATGGGAAATTTGGATTTCGAACCGCTCGTGGTGCCGCTGTATCGCCTGAAGATCGATCTGGAAACTGACCCTGAAAACCTCGTGGCTTCATACCTCGGATTTTTGGCAGGTCAGCAGGCAGTAGATCGTGGCGCATGGCCATTCGTGCGCTGGTGGTTGGAAACCTGTATCATTCCTAAAGCTCAGGAAGATCGTGAGCTGAATGAGGTATGGGGTGGTGTATTCGCTGCGCCTACAGCTGGTACTGCAGGAGCTGCAGGTACTTCGATGAATGGTATTCGCAAACAACTGAAGAACATCGAAGCTGCCAGCTCCGGTCTCAATCTTGCATTGGGAGCATTGCCTACATCATCCAGCGTGACCGGAAACAACGCCGTTGGTGCACCTCTCTGGTTGCTTGCAATGGTTGACTATATCGAGACCTTCTGCGCTACGATCCCTGCCGTTCTCAGAGCGAAGGGAGGTACTATAGCCGTAAGCGATAATGTATTCAATGCCTTCAGAAAGGGACAGAGACAGAAATACAACCTGCAATATGAGATGGTCAGCGACTTTACTCAGGTGGTTGAATTCCCTCAGTTCACTTTGAAACGTTGCCTCTCTATGGGAAGCAGCGACAATATCTGGTGGTCTCCTGACATGAACAAGGTTCGTCTGCTCAAAGCAGGAGCGAACGAAAACGTTTTCAAGATCGAGACGGTGAAACGTGCCGTAAGCGCATACACTGACTGGTGGTTTGGTCTCGGATTCATCCGTGCAGACTATGTGGTCTACAACGGACAGGACTTGACCTAGTAGGCAATAAGCCTATGTTTTTGAATGACTTATATCAATTTATATAAACTTAATTTTTCGTTTTATGACACCGGAAGAAATTGAAAAAAAACTCCTCGACCTCGATGCTACAGTAGCAGAACAGGCTAAGACGATTGCCTCTCAATCTGAGACAATCAAAGAGCACGTGAAACTTATCGCTGATCATAGCGATGGTATTGCCAAAGCCAAACTCGATGTGGAGAATCATGGTAAGCTGATAGCTGAAGTGGTCAAGAAAGTAGATGCTGCACCATCAGCGGTTCCATCTTCTGCTACTAAGATCGAGAGATTCAAAGGTCAGGCTGCGGTCAATAAAGACACCAGCGGTAAACCTGAGAATGAGTTTCACTTCAGTGTTGGAGGTGACAATTTCAGATTTCTCAATGACAGTGTCAGTCTTCCTGCCGGAAGTGCGCTTGGTGCTCATGGTACCAGAGTCACGGCACTGGTCGCTCAGGGCAGCACCTCTCTGCAGGCCCTGCTCGTGAAGCAAAATAGCGGACAGATCGTCTTGGTCAAATAATTTCCAACTCTAAAAAAACTTTCAGCATATGAATTTTTATCAAAATACAGACTTCCAATCAGGTGTACCTGGTATGAGTCAGATATATTTTGCACCGCTCGATTCGTTCGCACCGAGTGGTGTACCTGATCCACCGGCTACAGGTTCTGCAGCTGGCGATACGATGAATGCTGCCAGTGGCGGCTTTGTCTTCAATACCGGCAAAGGCTTCATAGATATGAAGAATGACCTGCTGAAAGGTGGTGAGATCGAATGGAAGTCTATCGGAGACCCATCTGCTCCTGGTACTGAAGCGATGCTGAAAGGTCGTACCCTTGGTATGACACCACAGCTTTTCGAACAGTTCAACAATATGCTCGGTGTACCCGGCATTTGGCTGATCAAAGACACGGTATGTGCTGCCAATCAATATGTGATCATCGGCTGCGATTGCAATCCCGGTTATTTCACTTTTGATTTCAAAACAGGTGTCAAAGGCGGAAACGACGTGAAAGGTACTGCATACGAGGTTAAATCTCTTTGCCCGCCTTACTTCATCACGATCACGTCATCAGCGCTCACAGCATTATTGCTGCCTTAATTCGGGGTTTTATGGTCGATAATAGAAGCCCATCCTGATCAGGGTGGGCTTTTTAAATAAAAAGAATGTTTGAGTCCAATAATAATATTATCGAAAGTCTAACTCCTGCATTCGTGGCAAAAGTCAATGCCGCAAAGAGAGCGCTGGGTATGCATCACAACCGCACTCAGGATCCGCACGATTCAAAGTTCGGATACAAGAAACAAGCCGGAGAGATCTACCGCATATCTGTTTTCCTCAATAAAGGCGAGGTCATGTCGCACAAAGGTGTCGGCGGCCGTGGTCAGTCAAATCGGACACCCAAAGAATTTTTTAACCCAAACGCAGAGGACTTCACCAATGAGCTGGCTGATAAAATAGCCGAAAATTCGGGTGATGTACTCTGCGGTAGACTATGCATAGCATGAGCGATAGATATATATCCATTGCCGATGTTCTGCAGCTGCTCCGTCTCGGTCGCAGATCTACTATCACATTATGCACTCTTGACATCAACCGAAAGACGGGTGGTGACCGTGTAGAATATAAAGACGTGACGATAGTAGAAAGAAAGACCGGCAAGACAACTCAGTCGATATCTGCCGCTCCTGCCATCAACACCAAAAACCCGCATCACAGATTTAATAAAACCCTCAATATTCAAACCAAGAATGGCGATGTCATTACAATACATCCTGTTTTGATCGAAGAGTATAACGGACAAAGAGTAGTACTATGATCCCAAAAGAAATATACGTAATGGTCGGAGATGGTGGAAAATCTATCATCGATGGATTATTTGACTATAATGCAGCTACTCCATTGCCACCGGCTCCGCCAGTCACCAAGCAGGATGACAATATCAAAGAACCAAGTCAGGTCAATACCCTTGACTATGTTCTCCAGTTTCAGGCCAACAAAATTTTCTTTTGGGGAATAGACAATACATACCCCAACGCACTGGATGCTGAGGCTCGTCAGTGCAACGTTTTAGAAGCAGGGCTAAAAGTCTACGCTGACATTCTGAAGGGACAGGGCACCTATCTGTACAAGTGGGTATTCAAAGATGGTCAGCGAGTACAGGAACAGGTAGACGATCCCGAAATGTATGACTGGCTCTATGCTATCCAGTATGAGAAATACTACAACAAAGCCTGTCAGGAACTGCCACGCTGGGGGCAGATCATACCGGTATATCGCTTCAATGAAAAGAAGCAGCTGGCTCAGATGCACATCTATGATACATTTTGGGGCAGACTGGAGAAACCGGATCCGAACACTGCCAATATCGAAAATGTATATCTCTCCGGACAGTGGTGGAGAGGTGTCCAGTGGTCCATTATTGCCAGTGGCGACATTCCTGATCAGTTCAAACCCTGGATAACCAAATTACCATTGCTCAAGCCATTTGACGAAGCAGGACAAATGCTTGCTTCTGATATCAAAGAATGGGCTCAGTGGATCGGCTACGACACCAGTGGCTCGACTTATGCCCGTGCACCATGGCATGCCTGCTATGAGAACCGCGCCATTGCTATGAGCGCGAGTGCCTACAAAATGGAGATGAGAGTTTTTGAAGCTGCCATCACCATCAACTACATGATCGGCATACATGAGGATTACTGGCGCTCCAAGTATACTGACTGGGATAGCAATCCCAAATGGACCAAGGATGCAAAAGAGCAGGCTGTAAAGGACTTTCAGAAGTCAATCGAAGATTCCCTTGTTGGGAAAGAACAATCGTTCAAATCGCTCTTCTATTCCATTTGGAGTAAAAAAGATGGCAATCTGGTAGAGTCGCTGAAGCTGACTGTAGTTGACAACGGCATGCGCGAAAACACACAGTTCGTTCCAAAAGTACAAACCGCCAATGGCGACATCCTATCCTCTCTCACGCTCCCGCAGAGTGTATTGGGACTGGTACAGCAGGGAGGCACTAATAGTGCCGGTAGCGGTAGCCCTGTGCGTGAGGATGGGCTTTCGCTCAATGCCCGTCTGAAGCCGGATAGAGACATTATAGATCGTGCATACTACGTAGCCCGCGACTATACCTGGTCGAATGGAGAGAAGAAGGACATTCATATCGGACACATGGATTATGTAATCAATACGCTCGATGGCCGTGCTGCCAACACAGGAGCTGTAGCAATACCAAAATAATATGCCACTACTCAAAACCACCGAAGAACTACAGAAAGTTGCCAGCGTTGAAAACAACCTTGACCCGGAAACCTTCGCCCCATACGTGCAGCTGGCAGAAGATCAATATCTGAGCGATGTACTCGGCGCTACCTTCATGGCATCGCTTCAGACACAGTACGATGCAAACACGCTCGATGCTGACAATACCAAGCTGCTGCCATACATTCATCGTGTTATTGGTCCACTGGCTGTGTACCACATGACTCCCAATCTGCTCCGCATTGGCAATAACGGAGTACAGGCTGTCACCTCTACAGATTTTGTACCTGCTACCTCTACAGAGATATACTACATGCGCAAGGAACAGCGCGAGATGGGGATGAATGCCCTGGACTCACTGTATGCCTACCTTGAGGCAAATAAAACCACCTATACCGTCTGGGCTGCAGATCCGGTGTATACTCAATTCAAAGCCTACTTTATTTCTTCAGCTACACAGTTTCAGGAATATGTAGATATCAGCCGCTCACGAGTGATCTATGGCAAGCTGGTTCCGATGATGGCAAATATGGAAATTCGCTATATCTCAGCTACTATCACCGAGGCCCTGTTTAATGACCTGAAAACCAAATGGGCAAATGATACCCTGTCTGCTCAGGAGAAATATCTGGTATGCGGAGTTCCTGCACAACCCGGTGGTGGCTATCTATGCCGTGCCATAGCATTATATACCTATCAGATGGCTATCAAGGACCGCAATCTGGTTGAAGAGATCATGGTCATAAACAATACCCGTTCTGAGAACTTCAAGAAGAATAAAGAAGACTTTGGCGACTTCAGTACCATTACTTCCGACTATTGGGATCTGGCAGAAGGTGCCGTGAACGATGCGGTCAGATATCTCAATGATAATGCTTCGAGTACTGTTTTCCCGCTCTGGTTCAATAGTATCAAATACATCAACCCACTTCTGCCACGCACCACCACCGAATATAATAACGGCAGCTCTACAGGATCCTTTTTCGCATAAAACCAATATATCATGACCGGAATCAACAAGATAGACGCTACTGGCGCAAACCTGATCAAAAGCTTTGAAAAATGTGTTCTCAAAGCCTATGCACTTGGAGATGGAAAGATCACCATCGGCTGGGGAAATACCTCTTATGAAAATGGCAACCTCGTCCTGATCACGGACGTCCTCACCCAGGAGCGTGCAGAACAATTGTTCCTAAATACCATCTCTCGATTTGAGATTGGAGTCAATGGAGCTGTCAGATCTGCGCTTACTCAAAATCAGTTCAATGCCTGTGTCTCCTTCAGTTACAACCTCGGGCTGGGGAGTTTCAATAGCAGTACACTGCTCAGGGAGATCAATGCTAATCCGCATGACCCTGATATCCGCAATCAGTTTATGCGCTGGGTCAGTCCAGGTACCAAGTTCGAAGCAGGTCTCAGGATCCGTCGAGCTGCTGAGGCTAATTTGTATTTCACTGCTTAAAACTTTTCCATGTCAGATTTCAACAGGACGATCAATATCTATGTAGAGTCGGGCGCTGCCCAACAGGCTTATGATGTGCTGGCGAAACGTCAGGCAAATCTGACAGC